ATAGTAACAAACTGATAAGATACATCATCAACCGTTGCAGTGAAAACTGTCTCTGCTGGAATTGTTGCAGTAACAAGACTACCGACATTATTAAGTGTTACGTTAATTGTACCGACAGGAGCTCTTGCAGAGTTTGGTGTGTATCCTAAAGTCTTTGCATGAGAAACAACAGACGCACGAACAGATGCAGTATCAAGGAACATTTCATTTGCAGCCATATTGACATTCATTGCAAGGTAGTGTGTATTATATGCAAGTAAATCCATCAGTGCATTGATACCAGAACCTTCAAAGTCATAATCTGTAAATGCATCTTGATTACGCATAAATGTTTTTAGATTTGTTTTGATATCATCAAAATCTAAATCTGTTACTGTAAGTCTTTTATCTGTGGTTGCCATCTTATCTAATTCTCTCTAGTGTAAACGATAAGTCTTGAAGTTCAGAAGGAGCATTGTTTATGTAAAACTCAACTGTCACTTGATATTCGTTTGTATCCATTCTTGGTATCACCTCAACACCAGCAAGTAATGCTCTTGGTTCAAAGTTGTTTATGACATCCTCTATTTTTCTTGAAAGAATATTCGCAGTGAATGGAGTCATATTTTCAAAAAGTAAATCACGAATACCAGAACCAATCTCTGGATGAAAAGGTTTTTCAAAGTGACCATACTGAACTAAGTTTCGTACACTTCTTTTTACAGCAGCGGCACCAGTAAGTGGTGTTACATCTTTTCTGATTGGATGCTTAGTAAAGTTAAGATTTAAATCTTTATATATTTGTGTATCACGATTTGAATCGTTTACTCTTTCTGCATCTCTGTATGCGGATTGTACTGCCATTGTTTCCCTCTTTTGTATTATTTAGTATGTTTATGCAATCGCAGTGACCTTTAACATTGGACAAATAAATATGTCAGTTCCAGTTCCATCCCAATTATTTGTTGTGTGTAAACTTCCCTCAAAACTACTACTGTATTCTCTTGCTGTCCATGATAAAGTTTTTGCAGTTGTCCACGGGCCAATCCTTGCTTTTGGAATATCTACACTAGATGCATTTACCTCTATTGCAACAGACAGATTATAAATTAATTGATGATTACTAGCACTAGCAGTTCTAAATGTTGACCTACTTGGTTCTAAATCATTTCCATCCCAAGTTGCCTTAAAGTGACATATGGGGTCACTATCTATAAAACGAATTTGAAATTGTGCTTCATATAATACTATCTTTGTTCCAGTGGGTGGAATATAATCTATGTCCAATCCAATACTTGTATGAGTAGTTGTTAGTGCTTGTGCAGCGGTAACATTCGATAGAGTATAACTACCAGAGTGACCAACAAGAGTTCTTCCATCTGCATGACCAGTAAGCATTTCCAAGACAGTACCAGATGGCCCAATACGAATACCATCATTGTGGTAAGTTCCAGTACCACCTAAGTGCGTAAAGTTCCCATCCATCTCATCATAGGAAAGTGCAGAACCTTTTGATGACCTCTTAGTTAGTGTCATGTCGTTTCTCCTGTATCACTAAAGTAAGTTCCCACATAACTCTTAAAACTGTTTGCCTCTCTGCCTGGATTAAATAGTAGGTAGTCGTTATCCAGATATGCAAAGAGTTCTTTCTCTGCTTCAGTCAACGGTTCTAGAAAAACAAAACATTGCGCTTCCAATGCAGCCTTTGCTGTTGGGTCAGTCTCCGCAGCAATCTGACCAAGTAGTGTTTCGTAATCTGGTTTTGCCATTATCCGCCTGCTATTACATTTGGTGAACCAGACGCAGATGCATTCGGCACCCAACTTCCATGTCCACCTGTTCCGTCACCTTGTCTATGAACACCAATACCATTTACAAACACTGTACCAGAACCACCAACTGCTGGGTCACCGCAACCAGTGGTATCCCCAATGCGTACAGTTGGAGAACCATTTGTTAATACGTTGGGCGAACCAGATGCGTATGGTGTACTGTGAAAAGGACTTGGTGTAGGACTTGCGTGACCTATGTGACTATCTTGACCTACTCTTGTTACTGGGGGCATAGTGTTTCCTAGTTTAGATTAATTACACCAGCATCAATGTCTACTTCAGATGAAGCATCCAAGTCTAGTGTTCCTGTTATATTTGTTGTTTGATTTGCTTTGTAAGTTTCCGATACCGCACCTGTAACATCCTGTGTCAATGTTCCTTTGATTACCTCATTCACGTTACCGTCAACTTGAATATCCCAATTACCTTTGATATATGTTTTGCAGTTAGAATCTATTGTAAGGTTTACGTCACCCTTGACATTTACATATTCCGCACCAGCAACAATCTGATAATTGTTTCCTACAATACGAGTGACCTTGTTTCCATCTGCATCCACCTCATAGAAAGTTCCTGTACGATGTTTCTCATAGATGCGTTCCGCAAAAGGTGTATCATCAAACTCAACAACGTGTCCACTCTCTGTTTCGTATGTGCGGTTGTATGGGTATTCTGTGTTGCGTCTTTTGTAAGGAGCGGTTCTACTTTCTTTTGTTTCTGGATTGCGACCAGATGCTTCTTTACCTCTGGTAGATTCATCCGTGGTCAGTGGTTCATTCCAAGTTGTTTCCGTATCATTTGCGACAGGAACTTCCTTGGTTTGTGCTTCATCTCTTGCAGCAATCTCTGGGTGAATATTGTTTGCATCATTCTTTGCAAGTCTAGATACGTCACTGTCCGAAGTTCTTAGAGGATAAGGCCCATAGTCTGGTTTGTACTTATACGCACCTTCACTTTGTTCTGCACTCTCACTACGAGGGTCATTAAAACCTGTATCGACTGTTGGTGTTTCAGATGGGATGCCTGGTAATGTTCCGATAACAACTGGTTCTTGCATGGTCAATGCATCTCGCCAGAAACCGATAACCCAACTACCCTCAACGATAAACGGCATACCTTCACCTAGACCACCCATAGAAGAAGTGGTTGTCGGCATCATTACCCATGCCCAAGGAAGGTCTGCGGTTGGAATTTTGTTTGTATCATTTGTGTGGTATCCAACGCACCGCACACGAACTCGACCTAATTTTTCTGGGTCATCTCTATCCTCGACAACACCAGTAAACCAAATGAATCCATCTCTGCCTGTAAAGTTTTCCATATAGATATTTATACAGAAAAGGGGGAACGAATGTTCCCCCTTGATTGGCGCATCCTACAGGACTCGAACCTGTGACCTACGGTTTAGAAGACCGTTGCTCTAATCCAGCTGAGCTAAGGATGCATTGTTTAATAGTAGTTTCCCCAATAGTCATTCCAGACATTTGAGGCAACATACTGAATATCATTTGCTGACATTGCATCACCGATTTTTTCTTTTGCAATTGCAACGAACTCTTCAAAAGAATCTACGCAAAGGTCATTCTCATCCATCTTGTCATAGAACTGTTCTTCCAAGTCCATAATCCATGCTTTCACTTTACCCATTATTATTCTCCTTATATAAAATGTAACTACCTGTAAGAAACATGACTAACCCACCAAAGGCATAAGTCACCATTTCTCCAAAACTATTTGCATACTCCATGCACTTCCCATCGCAATCACCAGCAGAACCAGCGATTGCCATAAGACCAGCAAGAATTAAAAACACACCGACAAACTTTATCATTACGCAGCCTCCACAACTTCATAAGGTTTTTCAAACTTACCAACATTCAAGTGAACATAGTAAGCAGTGTCGAAGTAGTCAGTCATGATGTCACTGTTGTCATACCACTTCTTGTCACCAGCAGTCTTTGCAATCTTAACAATCTTGTCAAAGATAGCGGCGTTCTCTTTACCGTAGAAGTCACCAGTGTGATAAGTGTTAATCTGGTCATAACCATCGTTATTACCAAGAGTACCTTTCTTGCACTCATGAGTATAACGGTCAAAGTATTCAAACTCAGCAAAGGCAGGGCCTTTCATCATTGAAATAGTAACACTAGAATGGTGGTCACGAACAACAGAAAACTTGTACTCAGGCATCTCAGTCTTGAGTGCGTTACGAATTTTCTTTACATCGTCAGTAGAAATATAAGCCATAATTTAAGTTCCTCTCTCAGTTTCTATAGTCATTATAACAATGTTCTGATAACAAGTCAAGTCTTTTTTTCATCTTTTTTGAAGTTTTTTTCTTCAATAGAATCAAAGACTTATCCCCACTGAAGTCCGTTATCAGCAAGGATAATGTCACGAACACGTTCACGGTCAACCGAATCACCCCCACCCCACTCAAGTGATTCGGCCTGACCGATTTGAGTGATGTAGGATTGTACACCCTTGATGACCATTGAGTTGGTCATACCCTTGATAGGATAGATACCTGTCTCAGCATTGTAGAACGAATCCACATAAGCGATAAAGTCACATAGAGTATCCACGATTGTTTCTGTATTAGACATTTATCAAAACCTTCCCTTGGTCAATTGCATCAAACGTCATCTCTAAAGCATTCATCCGTTCTTTGCATTTCATTTTTGCAAAACCATTGCCTGGAGTCTTCTTCTTCATTTTCTCAATCTTGTTGTACATTTTTTCAAAGTACAGATAGTCGTTCTGAAGTTTTGTCA